CGCCCCGGCCATCGGCCTGCCACTGCTCGATCGCTGACCGTGATGGGCCACCTTTACGGCCTGGGTCACCTGCTTTCTTAGGGTTTTTGGCGTGGTAGAAGGCACGAAGCCTGATGGTGCCGGGCGGTTTACCGAGAAGTGCTAGGAACCGCTGCGCCTCGGTGAAGTCAACGCTTTGCATCAGATTCCATGGCACGCAGTAAATGGTCACGGATCACAGCACCAATGCCGTAGCCGTATCTCACCTGAGACTCAAGCCAGCGCCTGAGATCTGGCGGGATAGTGATACTGGTTGATCGCGTCTGCGCCATGCGCTGCCATTGGAGGGGGTTGCCAGATCTTAGCAGAGTCTGCTAGGTTCGATAGGTCGCTACCTGGCGGCAGCAAAAACAGAGCAATGCTTATGGATGACAGCTACCAAGATTTCTTAGACCAAAAGCTGCACACTGGCGCAGCCCATGGTTTTGAGCCTATTTGGATGCCGCCGCAGTTATTTGATTTTCAGGTGGCGCTGGTGACCTGGGCAATTCAAAAAGGTCGGGCTGCCATTTTTGCTGACTGCGGGCTAGGCAAAACCGCCATGCAACTTACATGGGCTGAAAACGTAGCTCGACACACTGGTAAGCCGGTGCTGATCTTGACTCCGCTGGCGGTTGCTGCACAGACCATCCGCGAGGGTGAGAAGTTCGGCATCGAGTGTCGCCGCAGCAGCGATGGCACCGTGCCGGGCCGGATCGTGATCACCAATTACGAGCGGCTTGAGCATTTCAGCCCCTCTGACTTTGCTGGTGTTGTTTGCGACGAAAGCAGCATCCTTAAGAGCTTTGCAGGCGCCACCCGCAAATCACTAGTCCGCTTTATGGCCAAAACTCCGTACCGGTTGCTATGCACTGCTACTGCTGCTCCTAACGATTACACAGAGCTAGGCAACTCATCTGAAGCATTAGGAGAGCTAAGTTACAGCGACATGCTTCGTCGATTCTTTGCACAGCTTGATGACAAAGGACAAAAGCGAGAGGAAAGCCAGCAACGCATGGCAGAAGAAATGGTTAACGCTAATGCCAACTATTACAAAAAACTGGCGTTCAGGATCTCGCAAACCATCGGGCAATGGCGCCTGAAGCATCACGCCCGCGAGCATTTTTGGCGCTGGGTTGCAAGCTGGGCACGGGCTTGCAGGATGCCATCAGATTTAGGCTTTGCCAATGATGGCTACATTTTGCCCGAGCTGGTTGAGCGTGATCACATCATCACCCCTAACACTCCCCCTGAAGGGATGCTGTTTTGCGTGCCTGCATTTGGGCTGGCTGAAGAGCGGGAAGAGCGAAAGCGCACGCTGATTGAGCGGTGTGACCTTGCCGCCCAGCTTGTTCGGCATGATCAGCCTGCGGTAATTTGGTGCCATACCAACGCCGAGGGAGACCGGCTCGAAAGCATTATTCCCGACTCAGGCCAGATTGCGGGACGCACTCCAGATGATCAAAAGATTAAGCTGTACGAAGACTTTGCAACCGGCAAGCTGCGCGTTTTGATCATTAAGCCCAAGATTGGCGCATGGGGATTGAACTGGCAGCATTGCGCTCATGTGGTCACGTTTGCCAGCCATAGCTACGAGCAGTATTACCAGAGCGTTAGGCGTTGCTGGCGATTTGGGCAAACTCGCCCAGTTCAGGTAGATGTTATTGCCACAATAGGCGAATCACGAGTGCTCGGCAACATGCGCAGCAAGTCAAAGCGAGCTGACGTGATGTTTGCTGAGCTAGTCCAACAAATGAACAGTGCGCTCAAGATTGAGCGCCCCAGCGAATTTAACACTCCTACCGCAATCCCCCAATGGCTGTAAAAACTCAATTGATCACCGATCGCTACGCAATTTACAACGCTGATTGCGTAGAAACAATGGAGCAGCTGCCGCCTAGCTCTATTGGTCTCACTGTCTACTCACCGCCGTTTGCTGGCTTGTATCAATACAGCAGTGACGACAAAGACATGTCCAACTGCATTAACTATGACGAGTTTTTTACTCATTACGGATTTTGCATTGATCAAATTGCGCGAGTGACCATGACTGGCCGCATCTCGGCGGTTCATTGCATGGACATTCCACTAAGCAACGCCGGTTGTGACTCCATGTTTGACCTGCCCGGCAGGATTATCCGCGAGCATGAAGAGCGCGGTTTTACATACGGGGGCAGGCGTGTGATCTGGAAAGAACCGCTTATGGTGCGAAATCGCACAATGATGAAGAGTTTGCATCATAAAACGCTATGCGAAGACTCAACTCGCAACAGCATTGCCAACGCTGATTACCTGTTGATGTTTCGTCGAAAGGGGGAAAATCAAATACCAGTAACCCATGACGTGGGGTTGCTGCACTATGCAGGGGAACGAAACGTTCCCGCTGATGTTCTGTCATTTCGCGGAATGCAGGGGGACCAGAAAAAGAATCAATTTTCTCAGTGGATCTGGCGGCAGTACGCATCAAGCGTTTGGGATGACATTAGGATTGATCGGGTGTTGCCGTACCGCACAGGCAGGGACGGAGGCGACGAGAAACACGTTCACCCGTTACAGCTGGACGTGATCGACCGTGCCGTAACGATGTGGTCTAACCCTGGCGAAACGGTGTTGACTCCATTCATGGGCGTTGGCAGTGAGGTTTATGGTGCGGTGCAACTTGGCCGCCGTGGCATTGGAATTGAGCTTAAGGAGTCCTATTTCAAACAGGCAATCAAGAACATGGAGATAGCAGTAGAACACACCCGAGCGCCTGATCAGACTGAATTGTTTGATGTTGAGGGTATGGACTGATGAACCTCCGCCCGTACCAAACCCAGCTCCTAGACCAGATCCGCCAGTCAATGCGGCGTCACCGTAGGGTATGCGCCGTGATGCCGACGGGTGCTGGTAAGAGTGTTGTGATCGCTGCAATCATCCATGCAGCAGCCGCTAAGGGTCGGCGTGTGCTGCTGCTGGCGCATCGTCGGCGACTAATCAACCAGCTAAGCCGTACGGTAGGCAGTTGGGGCATCGAGCATGACGTGATACTGCCAGGCCGGCACCAACGCGGCCATGGTATTGCCGTAGGCAGCGTGCAGACGGTCGTTCGGCGGCTAGATAAGTTGCAGCCGCCGGATCTGATCATCATTGATGAAGCGCACCACCTAACTCGCGATAACCAGTGGGGTCAGGTGGTAGGGCATTGGCCTAATGCGTACCTGATCGGCAAGACCGCCAGCCCGCAACGGCTGGATGGTCGCGGCCTTGGCGAGGTGTTTGATGATCTGGTGATCGGACCTACGCCGCAATGGTTGACGGATGAAGGCTTCCTGGCTAAGGCACGGATTTTTTGCCCGCCGACCACGATGGATAGCAGCAAGCTGCGTAAGGTGCGCGGTGAATTTGACATGCGCGAGGCGGCAGCGGCATTAGAGCAGGCCAAGATCCATGGTGATGCAGTTGAGCACTACTTAAAGATCGTGGCGCCAGGTACGGCGCTGGTATCATGCGTCAGTGTGGAGTTTGCTGATGCGATGGCGGCACGGTTCAATGCAGCAGGCATCCCAGCACGGGCGATCACTGGCGGTTGCGGTGAGGATGACCAAGAGCGGATCTTTGACGACCTTGGCAAGGGCATCGTTAAGGTAGTGACCTACTGCGAGATGCTGAGCGAAGGCGTTGATGTACCGAGCATCAATGCAGCAATCATGCTGCGACCTACGGCATCAGTGACGATGTACCTACAGCAGGTTGGCAGGTGCCTCAGGCCAAAAACTGACGGCTCGTCTGCGATCATCCTCGATCACGTCGGCAACGTACAGCGCCACGGGCTACCGACTGAAGAACGCAACTGGACGCTAGAAGGCCGCGACAAACGCAAACGCGATGCAGCACCAAGCGTACGCATGTGCCCGAGGTGCTTTGCTGCAAATGCAACCACCGCTCAGGTATGCGGCGAATGCGGCCATGAGTTCACCACCGAGGCACGGGAGCTCCCAGAGACGAGCGGTGAGCTGGTGGAGATCACCGCGGAGCTGCGCCGTAAACGCGCTGAAGTAGGCGGCGCCCGCAGTATGGAGGATCTGCTACGCCTTGAGCGGCAACGCGGCTACAAACCAGGCTGGGCAAAGCACATAATGGCTGCACGGCAAACCAGGAGGGTGGGATGACCAGCGAGCAACACATCCAACAGCACATCCGCCTAGCCTGCTCGACCGGCCCGGTGCGCTTGTTTCGCAATAACACCGGAGTGCTCCGGGACCAGCATGGCCGCCCGGTCAGTTTTGGGCTTTGCAAGGGCAGCGCCGACCTGATCGGCTGGACGACACGGACGATCACCGCCGATATGGTCGGCCAGCAGGTTGCGGTGTTTACCAGCATCGAGGTCAAGACCGCTACAGGCCGCCTGACACCAGAGCAGCGGCAATGGCTGGCAGCAGTCGAGACCGCAGGCGGCATCGCTGGTGTGGCAAGGTCTGTGGCCGATGCGGAGGGATTGCTACGAAATGCGACTGCCACCCCTTGACACTGGGAACAGTGCCTGTAGGATATGGGGACAGGAGGCGAGGGCTTCCTCCACAAACCTAGAGCAAAATGACTTTTACAGCCACCCAAATTCTTATTGCTACAGAGTTCAAAGCAATTTCGCAAATTCTTACATCTACTCGTCAGAGCGATGGCAAGATTTACGACGCAGCACTATGCCGTTACAACAGTCTTGCTTGTGCCGGGTTGATCCCCTGCCATTGGTCAGAAATCGTTGGCTGGTAGCTACCACGCGGCCCGCCAGAGCCGCACCCAATCTGGCAATCCACCCCGCACCGAGAGCAATGACAAACATCACCGCTGCCAGCACCAAAGCCGAAATCATCGACGCTTCTATGGAGCTGATCGAAACCCAAGCTGAGCGGATCACCGCTCTACAGGAACGGCAGCTAATCCTCTGGTGCCTGCTGGGCATCATGTCGATACTGCTTCTGGCAGGCGCTCACTGATCGCTAACGCCGGGGCCTTCGGGCCCCACTCATTTACCCCAAGCAAACCGCAATGACTGCACTAATTCAAAATCCAGCCCCAAGGATTCCTTCAATCCAAAAAGGTGGCACACCCGGCAGCTACTACGTGCCTCACTGGTGTCCATCAACAACTCATGAATGCGCGCAGTATTGGCTGCATCGTGCCTTAGACCATTACAAAGCCACTGGCAGTATTTTCCCCCGCTGATACAACTGAGGGATAACAGTGCGGATGGCTTTAGCTAGGCGTGTCAACCCTCAATCACCTAAACTAAACACCATGCAAAAACGTGAACGTGCCATGACAATTACATTCATCATTGCGATGCCGATTTTGTTCTACATAACAACAGTTAAGACGCTATCAGACATGAATAGCGCCAATTGCGCACTTGGCATCATCGCAGCGTGCCAGAAATGACCCTATCCAACGAGCAATACCACGCCGACCCAGCAGTTAGCGCCAGTCACCTGCACGCAATTGCAAAAAGCCCGCAACATTATTGGAGCCGATTCCTTGACCCGCAACGCCAGCCGGTAGAACCTACCGCTGCAATGCGTCTTGGCAGCTTGGTGCATTGCGCTGTGCTGGAGCCTGAGGAGCTGCATAAGCGTTATGCCGTCTGCCTGCCGCGTAATACCAAAGCAGGCAAAGAAATGGCGCTGGAGCTTGATGCAAAGGTCATCGAGGCAGTAACAGGATCCGACATGGATCTGGCGCTAGCAATGGCTGTATCAGTGCGCAGCCATCCGGTTGCCGCTGAACTGCTAAGTGTTGGCCTTGCAGAGCAAAGCGTGTGGTGGGATGATCCTGCTACTGGCCTGCGGTGTAAGTGCCGCCCAGATTGGATCAATGGATTGACGATTGTTGACCTAAAGACCACTACTGATGCCAGCCCTGATTTTGCGCGATCCGTTGCGCAATACCGCTACCACGTGCAGCAGGCGCATTACCTGCAATCGCATATCGCAGATCGGTTTATTTTTCTTGCGGTAGAAAAAACCTTCCCCTATTGCGTTGCCACGTATGAGCTTGATGCTGATGCAGTTGCAGTTGGTGAACAGTTGCGACAAAGCAACCTGCAATCAATTGCTAACTGCAAGGATGCTCAAGCCTGGCCTGGTTACACCGACCATATCCAAACGCTTAGCCTTCCGCGCTGGGCACAAAACACACCAGACCTAGCCATTTCACCTGACAACTTCTAATGAGCAACCTAACTACCTGGACACCAGAACAAACGCAACTGATTAGCAGCACCATTGCACCGGGTTGCACACCAGACGAGCTAAAGCTATTTGCCTATGCTTGCCAACGCACTGGGTTAGATCCGTTCAGCCGCCAAATCTACGCTATCAAGCGTGGCGGCAAGATGACCATTCAGGCTGGCATCGACGGCCTACGCAGCATTGCGGAGCGAAGCGGCCAGCTTGATGGCTCTGAGACGTACTGGTGCGGCGCTGATGGCGCATGGCAAGATGTATGGCTTGCTGATAAACCGCCGGCTGCTGCCAAGACGATCATCCACCGCAAGGGCAGCAACCATGCCTTTACTGGTGTGGCGCGGTTTGCGGATTACAACGCTGGCCAAGGCCTGTGGTCCAAGATGCCTGCTGCGATGATCGCCAAATGCTCCGAGGCACTGGCGTTGCGTAAGGCATTTCCCGCCAACCTCTCAGGCGTCTACACCACCGACGAAATGGAGCAGGCGGAAGAGGTCACAGTGACACCTGTGGCCGCCGCTAAGCCCGCTCTGCCTGCTGCTGCGGTAAAGGACACTAGCGCCACCTTTACCGCCGGTAAGGCTGCCATAGCGAAGGCGCAGACGCTAGATGATCTTGCTGCAATACCATCTAAGATGGCAGCTCGTTTGGAATCGGGTGATATTACCCAGGACCAGCACGATCAACTGCTTACATTGATGGTACAACGCGAGATTGCTATTACCAACCTTTTCGAGGATTGAACCATGAGCCTTTACGCATCCGGTGTTGTTCGTATCATCAGCGAGCCACAACTTAAATCATTCGACAGCGGCAATGTTGTCGTAAACTTTGCAGGCGGTATTACCGAAGGCAAAGATAAAGATGGCAACTACATCAACAATGCCATTGATGTAGAAATCTGGGGTAAAAGCGCCGAGATTGTTTACGACAAGCTCAAGAAAGGCGATAGCTTATTTGTTACGGGTAATATCCGCCGTAACGAATGGATGGATAAAGACAGTGGCACAAAACGCAGTAAACATGCCTTGTCAGTTGTGCGTTTTGAGTTCCTGCCACGTTCTAAAATGGATGAGACACATGAACCGTTTTAATGGACCACGAAGCTATCTTTATTGAATGGTGGAAACAATCCTATCCATTCAACCCTGGCGCACATGCAATCATGACGCATACGGCATTTGCTAAATACGTATTATGCTTGCAAGATGCCCAGAATGCCCAAAGTGTGAAAGCAGGGTTAACCGAGTAATCCTGCGCAAGCCAACAATAGACGGTGATTTTATCCGTCGCCGTCATTGCTTGGATTGCGGCCATAGGTGGTACACGCTGCAAACAGCAGAAACATTAATTGAAGGCTACACGCTTCAATGGTCAAAACTTACCCGCACCTACACCATCAAATGAAACCACATCAACTTGACCTTCAACGCACCACCATGATGGAGGCGCTCTACGCCAAAAGCGGCCGCGCCAACCTGCCTCAGGGGCATTCGCTGCGCTCGACCTACACCGGTCTCTGGCAGGAGTTCTGCTCTGACGTCGGCCCAAACTTCAGGGATGCCGACTACGAGCAGCTGCACATTGACGTGTGCGAGGCGATGGATGACACCGGGTCAATCATGACGCCAAAGCAGGCGCATCAGGCGATTGCCGTATGCCGCGGTTACCTGCTGGGGAAGTGGGCATGAGGAGGCTCCTGCTGCTGCTTGCCATGCTCGCCGCACCAGCACAGGCCAGGACGGTCACAGCCACGGTCTACGACGGCTGGTATCACGGCCGCACCACGGCTTGCGGCGACACGTACCAGCACTGGGGCAACCCAACCGCCGCACATCCTTGGCTCCCTTGCAATACCAGGGTCCGTGTCACCCACGGCAGCCGGTCAATCATGGTGACCATCACTGACCGCTGCGACTGCAACTCAATCGACCTGTCAGCAGGTGCTGCCT